GACGCGCGTGGCGTTAACGCTTGCTGGATAACGTTTGAAAGTATAGCCGACGCGCGGGCAATGTTTAGAACGTTAAAAACTTTGATTCAATAGGCGCAACAATGAATACAATTGATAACATTAAAAATTCAATTAATAAAATAGAAGATATTTACGGCGTTGACATTGCTTTAAAATTAAGGTTACAGTTAGAAAATTGTTTAACTTGCGAGTGGTATTATGACGATTTAAACGAAACGCTGTTTTGTGAGGATTTTGGTTTAAACAGCGACGATTTAAACGACATTAGAGATATACAATTTTCAATACTTCAATTTTTTGGGGTTGAAAGATGATAATAATATTCCTAATTCTAGTTAAATTCGCTGTCCTGGCGATATTATTAGAAAACTAAACAAGAGAGCGGCCAAAAGGCCGCTTTTTTTATTGCATCAAACAATAGCAAGGCCCTAATAGGCCTTTTTTATTGCCTACCATTTAACGGCGTATAAAGCACGTTATACTGCAATAGATAGTTTAGCAATACTAGCCTATTGCCTAACATTCAATCAGCTAATGACAAGCCAATAAAGGCTATAAAAACACACTATCCAATGCCAGGCGCGGGCGTAAAATCACGCGTAAACAATCGCGCGAAATCTTATTTGATGGTTATTTGATAAGGTCGGAATTTCGAATCTGGGAATGCTTAGGATTTCAAATCTAATGAACGCTCAATTTTTGCCACGAAACGATTTGCAAATTTTTGCCACGAAACCAAATGGCAAAAAAATTCCCCAATCATCCGAGCCGATAATTGGGGAACACTTTAAGTACACATGAACTAACAATTAGAGAGAATTGTTGCAACTAGTCTACTTAATCGCTACAACTTTTGCAACAGGTTTTTGCTCTGCCACATCACGCAGCGCAGACTTGCTCATGTGCGCAAACTCAGGTGCGCAGAAAATGTGTTTCTTAGTCTTAGACGAGCGCGAATTGCACATTCCCTTATCAGCCCACCCAGCTTCTTCAAGTGCATGAAACAAAGCAGCAGGTGGAAATTGTTTACTGCCAAACGACATAGCGGCGCGCTCACAGATGGCTTGAAAAGGAGAGGCAATCACACCGGATGCAAACTCACCCATACGCAGCGTAATCATGTCAAGAAGCGACGACTCAACAGCGGACAGACTATTCTGCACAAGTGACATTTTAAAGTCTGTCATAGGCGCAGGCGCAGCAGGGTTGAACGCAGACACGTCACGCAAGAACAACCAGTTGGCAATAAGGTCATACCCGCCGCCGTCATTAAACCATTTCCATATAGCGGTAGCTGATTGCGGCGCAAGACGCTCTGCCGTACTCCAAGTAGCAAACCAACGACGGTCGCCCGATTCAAGTGACAACGGTACACGGTCATTAGAAAACGCAAGCACAGCAAGACGATTCACAAGATTGTAGGGGGCAAGGCCTTTACGGTTAACAGACAGCATCTCAGGTGGCGCGGCGATAACAGGCTTAAGTTTATTAGCTAACATTCTACGAGCGGCGCTGTCTGCTTCTTTAAGCTCATTAATGACGATAACCTCTGCTTCTAAATGATAGCCCCACGCGGACTGAATGGTGTCAGTAGACATAAGCGAGTAATTACGCAAATGAGGGCCACACACGGCGTAAATGAATGGGGCATACATCGTATCTTTACCGATACCTTGACCACCCGCGTGAAGAATAGCGTGGTTAATCTTAACGCGCGGATTCTGCACCTTAAACGCCATGTAATTCCAAATGTGTTCCAGCTCACGCTCGTCAGGAACAAGCGATTTACAGTGGTCAAGCCATAGGGATATATTGCCACCCAAATTTCCGCCACGAGATGAATCTGGACGAGCGTCACGCCATCGGTTGCCATACAATTCACCGTCACGCATAGCAATTACCGAGTCACCAGCGGCAAAAGTGATACCTGCCAGCACTCTAGCGCCCATCACCTGACGATTCTCGTCAAAGCTCATGGCGGCCTCTATCTTGCGGTCAGAGTGGATACTTTTGCACGACACATGACGAAACACGGCGTTGAACGTCTGACGTGAGAATTCACGACGGTTTTGCAAATCAAAGTAGGAATCGTCTGACATGACGTAAGCAAAGCGTTGATACCACTCCGCCTTCTCAAGCCGTGCGATTTCCTTCTGCTCGACTTCTGCAATGATAGCCGCCGCCGCGTCAGTGCTGAACATATCAGTGGGTTCGAGTTTGCCAATCGCTGTGTGCATCACCTCTGCAAGTATTTCGTCACGAAGACCATGTGAGTGTTTAGGGCCACCCAACTCAGCCACCCACGCGAGGTAAGTACGGCTGTCCCATGATGCGCAATGACCATGAAAGCAACAGTAAGCGCGGTTAAGCGGATGGTATCTGCCCATCAACTGACCATCAGTATGTTCAGCATGGTTAGGGCAAACAACGCCAACCCAACCCTCAGCGTTAGCAGACTCTAAAATATCGCCACGAGAAGACAACCACTCCAGCACTTCATCGTTGCCTGTGTCGATGATAGCCATTGGGCGAACAAACGCTGTGTCAGCCGCAGACGGGTGAACGTTAAGCGCCGAGCAGATTTGGTCGAGGGTAAACTCACGCTCAGGGTGAAACTCAACAAGAATAGATTTGAACGCCGCACGGTCAGGCTTCAAATTGACTGACGCAGGGAGGCGAAAATTACGCACGGGGTTAATCGCGCCGCTATCAGTGTAACCAGCGTCAGCGATTGCTTTAATAGCCGCGCTAAACTCGCCTTTGGTTGGCATATCATCTAAAGCGAACGTGTACCCCCACTGATAATTCTGCGGTGAGGTTTCCATTATCCATGTCGGCTCGATAGGAGGTCGCAAACTCTTGGTGCCAATGTCGTCAAGCACGAGGAAAGCAACGTACTCGCAGTTGCCCGCACTCGCAGACGGTTTACCATCTTTAAAACGTGACGTGATAAACGACGCGGTATTGCCATACCACGCGCCTTTGCCGTCGTATCGAGAAGGAAGATAAGCAGGCCATGCAAACTGACCGTTGTCTTTAGCAATTTGTTTGACCAAAAGGATACTTTCGCCTTCAGGCGCAATACGTTCCAAGTAAGTAATAAAATTCATTTTCCATATCTCTCTAATGTTGATACACCAACCGCTAAGGGTAGCCCTTCTGCCCACGCAGGGGCACTACACATCACGGTTTCCAAGTCTTGCGCGGCGCTTTCCGCGTCTTCTTTTTTCACTTCTAGCACAATCTCGTCGTGAACATGAAGCACGACAGTATGCCCGATTCGCGCTAATGCGTCACGAAGTAAATCATTTGCAATCGCCTGTGTAATATTCTCACAAGCAAGTCCAGCCCATAGCCTAGCTCGCGGCCATTCGACTGCATCAGCAGCGGGTTTCCACGCCGCCTTAGCGTAAGATACCGACCCGTCTTCAATATATGCCGACGGGTAGCATAGCACCCGACCAGACGGCAGGGCATACCACAAATTAACGCCATCAAACAAATACGTCACGCGACCAGCGGTAAACTCACGACCCTTATGGCGCATGGCGCACATATACGCTCGCTCAAGCTCACCCCAATACTGCACCGCCCATGAGTTACTGCGACGCCACGCGTCAACGGTGCGCTTAGCTTCAGCTTCAGGCAGTGAGATGCCATAGGCTTTACCCATCGCGCCAAACGCGCCCGCGCCACCCATATAGCCGCACGACAGAATAGCCACCTTACCAATTTGACGTTGGTCAGGCGTTATCATATCCATCGGACGATTAAAGATACCTGCGGCGGCACGGACGTAAATGTCCTCTCCACTGCGAAACACGTTAAGCACATCCTCACTGCCATGCTGCAAACTCGCCCAAGGCGTCACACGCGCTTCAATACCTGCCCAATCTGCTACCACGAACACGTTTCCAATAGCAGGCATCAGCGCAGGGCGAAGCATACCCTTTAAAACGTCAGTAACACGCTTACCATGCACCGGAACAATGTCACGCCCAACGACCATATCATCACGCACCCGCTGTGGCGCTTTAGCGCATTTACGCGTGAAGTTATGCACCTGCGCACCATAGGACGACACTCGACCAGTCGCACTGCCACCATTAAACACAAACGCGCCACGCACACGATGGTCTTCAAAATCTGCAAGAGAAAGCAGACGGCTAAACTTCGCCACAGACGACGCCCACAAGTCATCAGCGCATTGAATAACCTCGCCGACGTGCGGTGGAATTTCCTCAGGGTTGTCCATCAATAGCAAATTAGCGCGAACGCTTTTGTCGATAGAATACTTCTCACCATTCCACATTAGCGCTCGCGCAGACTCACCAACACGCTCAAGCACCCACTCACGCATCTTCGGTGAACGAACAGACTTAATTGCACCGTCCGTAAGCTCCACGACGCGAGATTGGATTTCCTCAAGCTCAACACTGGCGTAACGCATCGCGGCGCGACACAAGTCAACGTCCACAAGAACACCCGCGTCGTTAATGCGCTCGTTGACGTGATAGTCTGCAAGCTCGTCATTTGTCAACTGACGCAGTGCAGTAGACACGGCTCGCATGGTTCTCACGTCTTGCCGGCAATACTCGATAAGCTCAGGCAACAGCTTGGTGTTAAAAGGAGGAGTGCAGCACTGCTTGACCAACATTTTGCCACGGTGGTCTTTGCGCATCTCGCTAGAGATAGCGCGACCAACATCTTCAAGACTGCCCGGAAGGCAATTTGCCCTCGCTTGCGCCGCCGTGCAGTAAAACTGCTCCAACTTGAAATCTATCTGTAAAACGTACCAGAAAATCAACCGCTCAAACGCGGCGTTATGCGCCCGTATCTGACCCGTGAAGTTGCGAACGTTGTCAGGAAACGGCATATCAGGCGTCCATGTCTGCACGTTGCCATCATCAAAGGCGTAGCACATACACAGCACGTCAGTGGTCAAATCTTGCGCGTAATTGTAAACGCCGTGCTTAGGCAAATCACATTCGCTCTTTGTTTCAAAATCGATATAAAGTATAGGCATAAAAAAAGGCGGCTTTTCAGCCGCCCCTCTCCTTATCGGTTATGCGCGTCTGCGGCGGGTGGCTGGCGCGTCATCTTCGATGACTTCTTGAGGTGTGTCTTCTGAAGGTTCACCGTCAAGGCTAATCCACTCCACGATGTCAAACATCGGCGTGTAGATACGCCCGTAGGCTTTGTGCTGATAGTGTTCTTTACCAAGAGATACAACAGCAACAGGTTTAGTTTGGTCTGTTTCTACCTGATTAGCGATATTGACTGCTAATGTTTGCACGGCGCGTTTACCACCTACACTAGTGACTGTGTAGCGTACTTCTTCGCCTTTGTCTTCACCGTCAATACATTTAAGCGAAAATCCCACTTGCGTTTCCCAACCGCGTTTAGCCGCGGCAGGCGCAGGCTCAACTTGTGGCAATGGCTCAGTCACGCTAACCATTTTCTCACCTAATACTTCACCTTCACCCCACGCAATAAAGCCGTGCGTAAAACTGAACGGATTAACTGCCCACACGCTGTCGTTGTCCACTTCAGTTTCTGACGCGCCATATACCCAGTGACCTGTTCTGTCCATTTTAAGGATAGTTACGCCACCAGAAGTATTGGTGTCAGTTTGAATATTACGAAGTGCATTAGAGATGCTATTAACTGCTGGAAGGTTGGCGTTGCCAAATACAGATACGTTGTTCATTTTAATTTACCTTTAAAGTTTATTGAGGGCGTTTGTTAATTGTTGCCCGATTAATAAGACAGTAGGGCGCGGGTCAGATTCGTGCGCCATTGTACTGCCAGAAGATACCACTGCGACAACATCATCCGGCATGGGCAGTTTCAGAGCCTTTAATTTCTTCTCTGCTTGCGCCGGTGACACTAATTTACTGTCATAGATGTCATCATTTGTTAGACCAAGAGCCAAAAGCGATTCAACTGCTTGCGCTTCATTAGTCCATTTTCTTGTCCCGCGTTTTGCAACGAGTTTGTAGTTTGGGACGGGTTTACCCGCTTCGAGCATTTGAAACGCAAGCGCTCTCAAATCGGTAATCCATTGTTCCAGAATCTCAGCTTGTTGTAAATAGTTTGCAATAGATTCTGCATCAATATTATCGAGCGTTGCCTTAAGCGCCCTATCTACCTCACCTGTCATTAGGGGGCAAGTCGGTTTAGCCGCGCACCACTTGCAGTGCTTGCCACTGGCTAACGGTGCATCAGGTGTTTCAGACAAATCGATAGCTTTCTTAAGCGTTTTTTCAAACTCACGAATGCGTTTAGCGGTGGTTTTCCAGCGCTTAACAGACGGGGGCTGAACAATCACAAGCTCAATAGACGCCGCGCCATCAAACACCCATTCTAGTCCTTTTGTGCGCATTGCTGCGCCGGCGTAGAACATGAGCTGCTCGTTTTCCTCTACTTCCACGCTAACGCCACTGCCAAACTTCCAATCTAATATAACAGCGCGGTCGCCAAGTCTACCGATAAGGTCAACGCTACCAAACACGTCAGGCAAGAAATCACCATAGCTTACTTTAGCTTCAACGGTATACACCAAGCTTTTAGTTGGGTCAATTTCATCAAGTGCCGCCAGCGCCGGTTCAATCTTTTCTTTTGCCAACTCAAGCGTCATATCAATACCTGCATACGATAAGCTATAAATGTTGAAGTTATTTTCAGAAAGTAACTTTTCCATTGCAAGGTGGCAAAGTGTCCCTTCGTCAGCATACGATGATGATGGTTTAGGTGGCATTTGTTGCACCAGCTTAACACTGGCAGGACACGCGATAACTCGTTTGGCGGTGCTACCGCCAGCAATACTTGAATGGCTCATTTTTTAATCTCATTAAGTTGATAAGGGTGACAGGTTAAATTCCATCTGCCTGCAAATTGCAAATTTTTAAACGCAAAATCCTGTCTAACTGCCGCGCTTTCACACGAAGCCTTATCTGCAAATTCGATTGTTGATTGTGTAAGCTCACCGTGAGTGGTTACAGCGATAATTAAAATATAAGCTGTTGTCGCAATCATTTGTCTTTCTCCAAAAGTGTTTTAAATAATTTCTTACATGGTCTTTATCTATGTCGTACCGCAGGTTTAAATCATCCATCATCCTTGCCCGTGACTTCCTGCCGTAGTAATAAAACTTACCACATTTAGTTAGGGGCATCATCTTTCAATCCTTTTAAATAATAATGAGCATCCATATACAAATCATTTTCTTCTGATAGTGGTCTACCCATTCCCCATGCAAATAAAACTCTTTCAAGGTGTTCAGCCAGTTTTTGAATAACGACATCTTGTTCACGCTTTAAATCATCCTTGGCTTTTGCATAGCCCCGCTGATACATCTCGCGTGCCGTTTGTGCTGGCTCACGTTTTGGTGGTGCTAGGTCTAGTTCAGCTTGTATATCCCAGTACAAATCATAATGAGTTTCTTTTAATTCGCGCAGTGTATCTCGCACTCTTTTTAACAACTCTCTTTCTTTAGTCATTTACCTACTCCACATAACTTGCTTATTTCATCAAAAGTTAAATTTTGTTTACTTGTATCTATAACACAGCTTGTTTTTTTATTTATGTCATGTATAGCAACAGCCGCAACTAAAAAGACTCCTAATAAACTCACAGCCATAAATACTACAAACTCTTTTATATTCATAAATCACCTCTAATTGTTTAATGAGATTGCAGTATATCAAAAAAAGTTTGCAAAGAAAAGTTTGCAATGATAAACTTTAGCCATGTTAGAAAAAGACATTGAAAAATACTTAATAAAAGTCGTCAAAGAAATGGACGGCAAATCATATAAGTTCACCTCTCCAGCGTGTCGGGGAGTGGCAGATAGAATCGTGTGCCTACCTAATGGCAGTACATGGTTTATTGAGCTTAAAACCGCAGGTGGCAAGCTGTCAGCACTGCAAAAAGTTTTTGCATCAGACATGGGCAAACTTAATCAAAAGTACGCTTGTCTTTGGAGCAAAGAAGATATTAACAACTGGAGAGAAAATAATGATTGAATTTTTACAATACCTCGATGAAAGCAATTTAGCATACCTTATTATGCTGTTTTGCTTCTTAGTTATGGCGCGTTTGCACCTCAATGCGCTAACTGAAATTACACGCCTTCGTAAAATCATGAAGCAGGTGATGAGATGAGCGCATCGTTAGTTTTAACACTATCGTTTTTAACCGTCGATATTAATATCGACAAACGCGGCAAAACGACTACGCACGAAACGATTGCGTACACGACCAACACCATACCGTATGATTCGATGAAAGCGTGTACAAACGCGCGTGAAGAATGGGGCCTTGTCATTGGCGCGTATCAAATGAGTAAACGCCCCACACGGGTCATTATGGCTGTCTGTAACGACAGTGCTATGGGAGTAGTAGAATGACTGAAACAACAATAAAAAAATACTGTGAGCAATATAAAATCAGTCGCTCAGGCATGGATTACCATATCCGCCGGTCAGGTGTATTTCCAATCGGCAGTAAACGATTCTCCGAAGCAGGCGCACCATCATTCTTGTGGCGCGTTACCGATTTAGACGAAATCAAAGCGCTAATTAAAGGAAAGAAAAAATGAAAGATGAATATAAAGGTTGGGTAGTAGCGGGGATATTCTTTATAGCGTTACTTATTGCACAGGTAACAAACTATGTGGATAACAAACACAAGCAAACAATAATCAAGACAAACATCGGTGAGTTCATGCTACGAGACGGTAAGATGTATGGGGTATATGAGTTAACCCGCGATGTGCAAGGTAATATGGTAGCAAAATGACCAAAGACGAATGCTTTAAAAGATTAGAAATGGCGCAAAAGAACAAAAAAGAATTGAAGAAAATTAAACTTCAACTCCTTAAAGAAATAGAGCAGTTAAAACTAATGCTTCGCGCACTGGAGGAAGGGTAATGGAAATCGATGATGTTGCAGCGCTCATGTTTTACATTGGCGTACTATTTTTAACAGGAATTTGGCTATGTCATTAGTAAAACCAGTATCGCCAGTGACACCTGCGCCAACAACGGTTGACTGTAAACATGACCATTGGCGCATATATAATAGCCTTGGGTACCGCGAATGTGACCGCTGCAAAGAACAAAGACCCATTTTTAATGATATACGGCACCAAAGATGAACATTTCACAAATATTTATAGGGCTTAGCCCTTTCTTAAAAGACAGATTTACTAGCGAAGTATTTACGCTTGGGCTTATTAACGAGCTAAACGAGCAACGCTTTCGCGCAAGATGCCGACGTTTGATACGCCAGCATAACGGCGAAACGCGCAAGCTATATAAAGCGCTAAACAACCTATCGATGAACGACAGAGTACGATTTTTTGACGTGGTAAGTGGAAATGAAAGATAAAGATTTAGAGATTATAAGAAGTGCCGTGAGATACAACAGTAACACTGGACACTTTTACAAAGGCGGCGCAAACACGCCTGCCGCACTTAACTGGAAAAACAAAAACGCCACCATTAACGTCAAGAAAAGCGGAATGCACTCCTACTTTCTAGCGTGGAAGATTGCCGTGTTTTTAGCTTATGGATGGTATCCCGAACATACTGACGCAGTAGAGTATTTAGACGGCAACCCAAGCAATCTGAGTATTAGAAACATCAAAGTTATTAAAGCAGGTGAAGACGAGATGACCATGATTGACTTTTGCGACGAAAACGATTTGCGCTACCCTAGCGTGTCAGCGCTCATGCGCGGAGAACCGTTTATTCGTCGAATAGAAAATGGATACTCTCGCGCGTATTTTCGTAAAAGTTTACTGGAAGCAAACTGCGCTAAATTGATGGCTAAAAAACAACGTGACGAAGAAATCAGAAGTAAGCCCAAGCGACCTATGGGCAGACGACGTAATCAGCACTTTATGGACTTTTTAAAAACGCACTACATAGTGCCTAAACGTTGGGAGATGACATTATGCTAAGAGGTGACAGTGTTCATGTAGACGGCGACGCAGTAAACGCGCCAGCACATTATCAAGGCGACAAAATGCAGTGCATCGACGCAATGGAAGCAATGCTTACGCAAGATGAATTTCGTGGATATTTGCGCGGTAATGTTTTTAAGTATCAATGGCGTTTTAGAAATAAAAACGGTCTTGAAGATTTGCGCAAAGCACGGTGGTATTTAGACAGACTAATCAAATTGGAGAATTTCTAATGTACGCATTTAAAGGTTACCCAGTAGACCAAGACCCAACCATTAAAGCGCTACGCGATGATGATATGGAAAACTACATGAATTTGCTCAAATGGCTAGACACTGTGCCGTTTATCCCCCTGAAGGTAAGCGACATTGTGTTGCCTTGGCGGGATAGATGAAGCCAAAGCTCAAAACGATGAATGGGGTGTGGATATGCTATACCCCTTGCTGCACCATTCCAATGATGGCAGACCACCCACAAACGGCGTATTTAAGATGGAGATTTATCAATGCTAAGACCCAATCAGATAGAAGCTGTTGCCTTTTTGAGCCAAATAGACAAGGGCATGATTCTCGCCCCAGTGGGGGCGGGCAAAACAGCGATAACGCTAACCGCCATGCAACAAGCGCTCGACATGGGCAGAGTACGCCGGTTCTTAGTGATAGCGCCAAAACGTGTTTGCACGGATGTGTGGACAATAGAGCCAACCAAGTGGGCACCAAATCTGACAGTATCTATCGCCGTTGGCTCTTACGCGCAGCGGTTGATAGCGTTCAACAAACCGACGCAGGTGGTGGTGACTAATTACGATACACTGCAAACAACGCCGCCACTGGTAGGCTTTGACGGTATCGTGTTTGACGAGTTGACGGTGCTAAAGAACCCATCAGGCAAACGCTTTAAAGCGCTATTTGGGTTAATTAAGGATTTTAAAGTTAAGTGGGGGCTTACCGGCTCGTTTACCAGCAACGGACTTGAGGACGTGTTTGGGCAATGCAAAATAGTAGACGCATCACTTCTTGGAAAATCCAAAACAGCGTTTCTTCAAAAGTATTTTGTGCTACTCAATAAAGACTTTGGTGAATGGGTAGCCAAGTCTACATCATTGCGTGACGTAATGGCGGAAATTAAGCCTGCAACGTATCTTATCGACACGCAAGAGTATATGGATACTTTGCCTCCGCTTAACGTTGTGCCAGTCAAATGCGCGATGGACATGAAGCAGTACAAAGA